CAAAATGAAAAGCTTTAAAAAACATCTTAATGAAGCAAAAGACACTCATTGTTCTGATAAATGCTGCGGCGCTGATACCAAAGCTGAAGATTGTGATTGTTCTGCAGATTGCCCGCATTGTAACTGCAATTCAGTTAATGAAAAGGTTGGCACAGAATATACTCCACATTGGATGGTGCATCCTAAAACAGGTGAGAGAATTAGGGCTGAAAAAGAAGTTGACCATCATAGAATGAAAGCTATGGGTTATACCACAGAATCAGTGGAACCAGATTTAGATGAAGCGCTAACCAAGTGGGCAGGCGCAGATAAGAGAAAATCTTATTATACTTCTGTAAAGCATGCTTATAAACCAAAGCACACAAATACCGGTAATGATTCATATGATCCAAAAAAAGTAGAAACTCAAGCACATTTACAACACGCGCAGAACTTCCATGACAGAGAAACTGATAAAGGATATGATCGTTACCATACAACTCATCTTTCAGTGCCTCATCACGAAGCTCAAGTAGGACACTTACATAAAGCCATGAAGGCTAATGCTAAAGGCGATGAAGCTGGCTTAAAAAAGCATATGACGGCTTATCATCATGGCAATGAAAATCATAAAATTAACAAAACGGCTACTTACACGCATGCACACCATTTGCCTCATCACAGCAGTTCCAATGTAAATGAAACATTTGATCCTAAACATCCAAAGGTTATGGCTGCTCGTAAAGCGGTCAAAAATGGTACTTATAATGGTAATGTAGACCGAAATGGTAATGCTATTGTACACATTAAAGGTAAACCTCATACAGTAACTAAAGGCGATCCTGCTGCAAGACACGAATCAACAGAACAGCTTGATGAATTATCTCCTGCAACTTTAAAAAGCTATAAGAAAAAGTCATTAAAACAATACAAGCAATCAGCTAATAAAAGAATGGCTGGTGGCGGAGATTATGGATCAGCGACAAAGGCAGCGCAAGACAAGCATCAAAAGAGATTTGATAAGCGTCATAAAGGCATTGGTTCAGAAATTAAACGTACAACTGATGATGATATTCACTTAAAAGATCCAAAAGGTCTTGTAAGAAAAGATCCAAAAAGCAATTCTATGACTGGCAAACCAGCTCCTTATAAGTATAAACTTGGCGAAGATTTAGAATACGAAGAAATGAACGAAGCTATTATCGACATCATTAACGAAAATAATATTACCATAGAACAACTAGAAAATATGACTGAGGAAGAACTTCAGGAATTACTAAGTGCCACTGGTAAAGTTATTGGTGGAACAGCAAGGGCTGCATTTGCTGCGACAAGGCTTGCAGGAAGAGGCATTAAAGCAGTAGGAAAAGCCGCGTTGATGAATAAACAAGGCAATGTTCGTGGCACGCAGAGGGCTAAAACAGACGCAGAAAAAGCTCAAAATGACAGACATCAGTCTACATTAGCTAGGATACAAGATAAAAGAAGAGATAATATCCATCAAAAACTTGCTATAAGAAAATCTAATAGATTAAAAAGAGATATAGACAGGGCTAAGGCTAAGCTGAAACAAACTCAGAATAAACCAAAACCAAAAATTTACTAAACCTCATTAAGGAGAACTACAATGGGATCATGGGCAAAACTAGATAACGCGGCATCAGCACCAAAATGGCTGTCTGCAACTGCATCTAATCCAAACAAATCAAACGACAAAGATAACGCGGTTTTCGTTTCAGACGAAGAAGCAGCATTAGCATCTAACCGAGCAAAAGGTCTTACAGGACCGGGTTGGTGGTCATATCACACAGCTAACAGCCGTCACTTTGCGGAATGTTTAGTACCAATGAAGGGCGGAACATGTGCAGACGCTGATGTTGGCGACTTAGGTGTAACTGGTCTCGGTGACGATGCAGTAGTTGCGGATACCTAATAAAAAATGATATTAACAGAATCAACCTTTCTGTTATTTGCTTCGAAGTATTACGACAATCCAAATTGTACCGATACCGTCGAATTTTATGAGGACTTGAAGAGATTTCAGTATTTACGTAAACTATTTGGTAGATACAAACAAGATAATGATTTGAAAGAAAGGCTGATTCTGAATCACTTGATCGTTATATATAATATCTTTGGACCAGAAGCAACTAACATGCTTTTTATGAAACTACATGAATACCACGAATTTTTAAAACCATTTGTGGTATATTTAAACTTTATGCCTAGTGTCGTTTCTTACGACGAATATGTCATACATAAAGATAGTATAGAATCAGATAAATACATTAGCGAACTGCTAAAAGGAATATAAACATGGTTGTAGATCTATTTATGGTATACCAATTTATTCGACGCCTAGCTACGCCGTTTGAAAAATGGCCTGCATATAAAGAAGGCATCATTGATAAAGATGGTAAAGTACTAATCAAATCAAAAGATTTAAATACTAAAAAACAGCGTGCCGCATGGCGTATCTTTGATCGTATGATTGCTAACCTGAAGAAATTACTCGCCAAAGTCCCAGGTGGTAGTTCAAAACTAGCATCATATGCAGCCGCTCTCTTTTTGATTAGAGAATATAAAGCATTTACTGATGAGGATATGTTTCTGAACGAAGATATTACTGATAACCAATTAGATGAATCATTAGAATTATTTTCTAGTAGTTATAACTATTATACCACACTTGCAGAGAATGTCAATAGAAAAAATGTAAATGAAGCATTCGGCAGAGCAAGATTTAAACAGCAGTTAGCAAAACGTGGAATGGACGTTGATAAACTCCATACTCAAAATGTTAAAGATGCTTTGGATGCCAAGAAAAGACGAGAAAGAGCATCATCTGATTTAAAATCATTTAGACAAAAGAATAACATTGATGCAAAACCAGAAATACAAGAAGAGCCAGTAAATAATGTTAGTGGTGGAAATATAGCTGGTATGGATGGCGGTCACATGTCTAAAGCAGGACAAAAGAAATGGACGTCAAGTAATAAGAGTTCAAAAAAGAAAAGACTAAGAGATATTATGGGAGACAATAAATGATTACTTTAGAACAATTTAGTGCAATGATTCCTTCAAATAAAGAACCAGAGCTTTGGTATGAAGCAGCGGTACCAATGTTTGAAAAATATGAAATCAATACAAATAATCGTATCGCTGGCTTTATGGCACAATGCGCGCATGAGTCATTAGACTTTACAAGATTAGTAGAAAACCTTAATTATTCAGAAAAGGCTTTGAACTCAGTGTTTGGCCGTTATTTTGGAAAAGGAAAACGTGATGCAAAAGAATATGCAAGAGACCAAGAAAAAATCGCAAACTACGTCTACCAAGATGAGTTTAGGTCCAAACGAGGTGCTTTGGGAAACGTCAATCCCGGCGATGGCTGGCTCTTTAGGGGTCGAGGTATCAAGCAGCTTACAGGAAGAAATAATTACACACAATTTGCAAACACAGTTGACTTAAGCGCCGAAGAAGCCGCGGAATATGTATCAACACCGACGGGTGCTATTGAGTCTGCTTGCTGGTTTTGGGCAACAAACAAATTAGAAAAGTTTGCTGACAAAGGTGATAACAAAGGTTTAACCAAAAAGATTAATGGTGGTACAATTGGATTAGCAGATCGTAACCGTCGTTGGGACGAAGCGTTAGCAATTCTTGGTGGTAAAGTACCTGCTCCTAAAACAAAGAAAACATCTACTTCTGTTCGTACTCTACGCAAGGGTATGCAAGGTGATGATGTTAAAAAGATGCAAAAAGCTATTGGTGTTGCTGCTGATGGTGATTTTGGATTTGGAACCCTTGTCGCTGTGAAAAAATGGCAAAATAGTAATGGTTTAGTTGCAGATGGTATTGTAGGCCCTTCTACTCAAGCTAAGATGTTTAAATAATTATAAATACAGTATAGAAATATTAAATCTAACAATAAGGAGATAGAAATGTCTTTAGAAAAAATTATCAAAGAAGCGTTGGATCAAAATCCATTGGAAATGAAAGACGCATTCGCAGAAGAAATGCAATCACGTATCGCTGCTGCTTTAGAAGAAAAATATAAATCTGCTATGGAAGAAGATTTAGAAGAAGCAAAAGACGACGATGATGAAGACGAAGATGAAGATGATGATGACGACGACGATGATGACAAAGACGACGATGATGATTCTGACTCGGACGATGCTAAAATCGGCGCTGACATGAAAAAACTAAACGCATCTTGTACAAAAACAGAAATGTACGGCAAGATGAAAGAAAAGTATGGCTGCGATAAAGCTAAATTTGAAGGCTTATATGCATCATATTGCTCAAAGTAATAGGGTGATAACATGGCGAAATTATATCTATTAATTATCGTATGCGGACTATTTGCAGGTATAGGATATGGCGCCAAACAGTACTACGATTGGTCTGAGGAAACGATAAGCGTTCTTCGGACCAATAACGTTAAACTGGTATCCGCAGCTGAAACATTACAAAATACTGTGGACACTATGGTCGCTGATGCACAGCGCAACGAAACATTAAACCAAAATCTTACGAAACAATTAGCAGAGTCGCGTGAGTATTTAAATACATTGCGTAACAAGTTTGCTCGCATTGATTTAGATATGGAAGCTTTAACTGACCCTGTAGATTTAGAAGAAAGAGTACAGAATGCAGTTAACAGACTTATTGATGAAATCGCCGAAGATACTACTCCTCCTTCCGATGCTGATGATACTGACGGGGTGTCTGAGCCAACCGGAACCGGTAGTAGTAACTCAGACTGAATATCAAAAACAAAACATTCCTATACAAGCAAG